GAGTTGACTGCGACTTCAGCGACGATTGTGAACTTTGGGGCGGTTTCTGAAGATCACGTTGGGATGTTCTTGGGTGCTGTGCAGGACGCTGGAGTGGGTGCGTACAGCGGCGACCCTCTCAACGGCGGAACGTACCTCGACAAGTTCACGCAAATCATTGCCGTCGATGTTCCCACGAAAACCTACACGATCAGTGCCCCCGCTAAGGTGTCCACGGTTATTGGCGCTAACAGCAATATCGAGGCGCATTCGTTTGTGATGACAGCGTCACAGGGGCAGGTAGACGACTTGGGTGCGGCGAACGCTTTCCAGAACGACATCTACTTCTCGAACTCGCCTCAGAACCCGCTGTCGGTGGCTAAGCAGATCTTCACAGTGGACGCCGCGAGCGCCTCCAATACAGCGGAGTCCTTGTCGGCTGTGGCTTCACAGAACACGAGCCGGTACTTCGACATCTTCTCGACAGGAAACGAGTCGGTGGCGTCAATACTTTTCAAAGAACGCACCCCGAAGTACGGCGCACCGAGCGGAGATGCTGCCGAGTGTGAGCTTTACGGGTTTGCTCAAGACGCCAACAGCACCGGGTTCTCACCCGACCTTCCCACGATCGTGCCAGAGCCCTTTGTTCTGGGAACCGGCTTTACCTTCGAGACAAACCTTTATCCAAACCGCGTTTACTACAGCAAGCAGTCCCAGCCCGAGGCGGTCCCCAGGACAAACTACTTCGACGTGGGGTCAAGCTCATTCCCTATCCAAAGAATGATACGAACGCGAGAGTCGCTGTTTATCCTCAAAGAGGACGGCGTGTTCAGGCTCACAGCGACGAGCCCGTTCGACCAAAGACTCGACCTTGTAGACCCAACCTACTCGCTCGTTCACCCGGACGCTGCGTGCATGTTTGATAACAGAGTGTTTGCGTGGACCAATCAAGGCGTCGTCCTGATATCGGACAGGGGCATCGCACCTATAAGCGCGAATATCATTCAAAGTGAGCTAGATGCGGTACAGAACGCGCTGGTGTCCATCACTCCGCTGGGAAAGCCGTTTGCGTTCGCCGACGAAAGCCGCGACCTAGCGTACCTGGGGGTCCCGTCTATTGGGCTTGGACTCGCGGCCTGCACAGAGATGTTCGTGTTTTGCGGGCGCACACAATCGTGGAGCCGATATACGTTTGATGACCGATACCTTCGTGACGGTGCGAAACCCATTAGGTCATCAAACGCTTTGCTTGCGGGGTCAACGACAGTTCCACAAAGCTCAGTCTACACCCAGAACTCCTACGCCTATGACGCAGTACACGCGATTACGGTAACGGTAGCCGTTGCCACCGAGATAACCATAGCCGCAGGGAGCGGTTGGACGCCCGTTGTCGGCGATGTCGTTCAGGTTGGCGTCGTTGCGGCCATCGTCACTGCCGTCACCAGCGCGGTGCAGTTCACTGTACACGATACGGGCATTGTGGCGGCGGCGGGCACAGCTTACGTCGGCTTCTTGAGTGAGCTTGAGTTCATCGTCAAGGAAGCTCAGAACCCTGGGCGTCTCAAGCACTGGCGCTATGTGGTTCCCGTCTTTGGTTCGCTCAAGGGTCTCGTCACTTTCGACGCCACGTTCAAGACCAACCAAGATGTTACGTCGGCAACGCTGAACGCATCGGTTCCGTATACCGCTACCGTCAACCCACGCACCGTGCGTCTGACTCCCACGAGGCAACATAGCCGAGCGGCTGAGCTTTACGTTCGCTTTGGCTTTCGCACTGCACTTGCTGACTGGACGCTACAGGGTATGTCTCTCACCTACAACGCTGGGTCATCGAGGGTGCAGCGATGAGGATACCCAACCAGATGATGATTGAGGCAGGCGAGGAGCCTGCTCAGTGGGTGGACAGGTTGAACAAGTTTGCTCAGCAGGTCATCAGTGGCTTTTCCTCGATAAAGGAAAGCCGGAGTTACCGTGACGTGGAGGTGGCCGGTACGGCGGATAGGTTTCCGATCGTTCGCGGGCTAACTAGGCCGCCTAATGGGGTTGTCCTGGCGCGCATCATCAATCGAGACGAGCCTTTCAAGGCGGTAGCGACTACATCTTTTTACTGGTCTCAAGATCAGGACACCGTCTACGGACAGCTCGGAGGGCTTGTGACTGGAACCCTATACGAAATTCGATTCCTTATTCTAGGAGGTGAGTGATGCCGGTGACGAGGCTCCTTGACAGCGAGGGGAATCCAACCGACCGGGGCATTTCCGTCGATACGGACTCCACCCCCTGGGAACGCGAGGGTCGCGCTCCACAAAGGTCGGATTTCCCGAAGGAAAAGTACGGCGGCAAGTGGCAGGAGGCATCTCGGGCATACGAGGAGGCTCAAACGCAGTACGCGGCGGGAAGGTTTGAGCGCCTGCAGGGGGGTGCTCCTACGGTAGACGACCTCTCATACGACCCTGAAACAGAGCGTAGCGATATTATGCTCGGGGAGTCTGCTGCTGGTCAGGCTGCGGCGGACGCTGGTTCTATCGAGGCGCAGCGTCGAGCACTCGGGCAGATGGAGGAAATCTACCAGCAGGGTGGGTACACCGACGCGGAGCGCGGGCAGATCGAGCAATCCATGATGCAAGCTCGGAACCTCGAGCGCGCCGGGACTGAGGCCGCCCGCCAACAGATGGCAGCCCGTGGCATGGTCGGGGCCGGAGCTCAGGTTGGCGCTCAAATGGCCGCCCAACAGGGAGCCATGAACCGAGGTCGCGGCGCGGCCACTGACATCGCGGTAGCGGGGCAGCGTCGCGCTCTTGAGGCGTTAGGCGCAGCGGGCCGCACTGCTGGGCAGATGCGGGGCCAGTCATGGGAGGAGGCTCATGGTCGCGGCTCAGCTATAGACGATTTCCGAGCGAAGGATGTTGACTACCAACGCGAGCATGAGCAGCGGCGAGCTGAGGCGGAGACAGAGGCTCGAAAGCACCGCACCTCTGCGGAGCAGCAGACGTTTGAGAACAGGTGGGGTTTGACTCGCGACGAGGTAGATACGAGGCATAAAGGGCGTGAAATGGAGCAGGCGAACAAGGAGCGAATCGATGCTGTCCGCCAGGGGAAGATAAACGCAGTAACTGGCGCCATAGGGGGAGGCCTTGATTTTGCTTCATCGTTTGTTAAACCCGGAGGCGGGGCGGGAGGATGACGTGAGTGACATTCTAGACGAAGAAGAGGACGGCTTCCTCGGCCAGTTGCGCGATCGATACGGTGGGCCATCCAGTGAAAGAGCGACCGCCGTTGCTGACGACTACCTTGCTCAAAACAGGGGTTTCTTAGAGGCGCTTCCGCCTGTTGTCGATGTCCTCCCGGATGATGAACGGCAGCATCCTCCTGTTATTACGCGGCCAGAGCAGTCGCCCATTTCTCCCAACCCGTATTCGCGTGAAGCGGTTCCGAAGAGAATGGAGTCGCTTGTAGGCAGCGTGCCAGACCCATCGTCGGCACTCCCGACGGCGCCCACTGGCCGGTTCAGGAGTGGCACCTCTCCGAGCGGGACGGTGGCTAACACAGCGAGATCAGGAGCCCCCGGAGGCCTTGATCCGGCCCGACAGCGCGGCACTGCGCCTGCTGCCCCGGTTCCACGGCGCGCACCGCGCACGATCTCCGACTACACCGGACCAGGCGGCGAGGGAGTCGTGCCCCGTGGTGACGAGACGAGCAGGGCCAGACGACCGTACAGCATCCCCGAATGGCTACGCCCCGAGGAGCGCGTCACACCAAGTGAGACGAGGGTCTACAGTCCGACCAGAACCGCAATGAGCACGACAGGTGACGACCGGATGCAGGCGCGCCGCGCGGGTGTTGACGTTGCTTCAAGGCTACCAACACGCCTTCCTCCCTCACGCGACACAGAAGAAGACCAACCCGGTTTTGGTGAGGCCGAGGGCTCCATGAGCTTCACCCAGGCCGAGACTGACGCCGCAGTCGCTGGAGCCGGTGCCGAGCGCGAGCGACGCAGCGGGCTCACGCTCGAGCAGTTGATCGACGAAGCGTCCCAAGGCGCAACTGCGCCAACGGACGCGCCTGCGGACAACGAAGCCCTTGAGCTTGCGTTGAACCGGATAGAAGCTGGCGAATCTGAAGCGGAGGACGAAGCCGCTGTCGAGTCGGTGGCCGAGGACGAGGCGGAAGAGGCTGCGGAGGCCGAGGGTCGCGAACTCACCGAGCGAGAGCGAAGAGACGCGGCGGAGGATCGCACGCTCTGGATCCAGAACATTATCCGCTCGGGTGGAAACTTTGCCGCGTTGCTCGTCAACGCCATCGCGGGAGGGAGCCCGGAGAATACGCAGCGCCTCACGCAGGCATCCCAGCGCAACCGCGCCATGTTCGCACAGGAGCTGAACGCTGTGCGTCAGTCCAGGCACCGCAGAAACCAGCTAGCACAGGAAGGAGAAATCCGCACGCGCCAGGCTGACCAGCGAGACAGGCAGCTCGACATACAGGAACAGGGACAAGAGGCGCGCCTGGACATATCTCGCCAAGACCTTGAGATGCGAAGGCTCGTGACCGAAGCCCAAGCTGCCGCGCTCGGACGTGCGAACGAGATGGTCCCAGAAGATGAACTGCGAGGGTGGTGGTCGGCGCTTAATGCCCAAGGTCGTACCGGCGACCAGTCCCAGGACGACTTCGCCGCACAGCAGTGGACGCGAGGGGAGCTCGCGGCAAACCTCAACGAGTTGGAGCAGCCCAGGGGTCGCGGCGGAAGGGGCGCCAGGAGCCGACGCCGAGGACCGGGGGGTGCCCCCCCAGGAACGCCCCCAGGGGGAGACAACGTTCCGGTCGTAGATGGCATTCCCGTAAACGAGTGGAGCGACGAGCGAATACACACATGGAACACTACGATGCGCGACCACCCGTCTAGGATCGCGTTTCTGAACTTTGGATACCGTCCTCGCGGCTGGACAACAAATCCAGACGGCACGCCATCCGAGCCAGTGAACCCAGAGGGGCTCGAGCGTGCGCGGCAGCTTGACCCCGACGAGTCGCGCGGACTAGCCGCTGCGCTGTCGCGCTTCGAGGGAGAAGTGTCGGCGGCCACGCGAACCAACCCGGTCACCGCGCGGAGTACGGGAGTTATGCAACGAGCCGGACTGCCACTGGCTGGAAGGGCGCTCAACGAGGGTGGCGCGGTGCTGTACACACCACGCCAAGGGACGGGGATGCCCAACCCAACGTTTAACAATATCCAGAACTTGCAAAAGAGAATCACCAACTCCAGGCGGCTTGATCGACTGGAGATGAACGTTCGTCGGGCCATGGCGCAGTACAACCAGGCAATGGCTAACGGTGCGTCATCCACCGCAGTGTCGCTTGCGACGGCGGCTGGACCAGGCATTGCCGCAGGTGGGCAGCGCGCGATCGCGCGCTACCTCGATGGTGCGGGACACCTCTCGCAGCCAACGAGAGATGCGGTGGGGGCACTTTTGCGCGCTGAACAGGCGCTTGAGGGAACTACCGCAGTTTTGCGCGAGCTCGACACATGGGGAGCCGTCACAATGGGCGAGCGCGACGTGGCACAGGAGGTAATCGGCCAAGTTCGCGAGCCTGGATTGCAGGGTGGGTTTGACCCCTCGCAGGTCGAGAGGTACTACGCGGCAGTTGGGCGAATGAGAGACGAGGTGAGGGAGGGCAACCGGCTAGCGTTCACCCAGACGCCCAACTCATGGGTTCTTGACTTCAGCGGACTTCCCGGTGGGGAGAGCCACCCAATGAACGGGAGGCAGATGGACCTGGCGAACGTCCGAAGAGCGGTCGAGCAGTACATAAGAAGAAATCCCAACGCCAACATGAGTGGCCTTAGCATTACGGCGGCGAGGTAGGCTATGGACGAAGACGAACTCACCGAAGCACAACGCCAGCGCCTTAGTGAAGACCCGAGCTCTCGCTACGTCAGCATGGAGGACCAAGAGAGTGCTGGCAGCAGTTGGCTCAGCGACTATGAGGTTCCCGAGTGGCTCCAAACTGCTGGCCGCGTGGCTCAGGAGTACGGAGAAACCTTCGTCCCTGGCCTCACTCGACGGGCTCAGGCTGCGCTTGAGAGTACAATCAGCGGCGAGAGCGACGTACAGGCCAGGCGCAGGATTGCTGGAGATGTTCAGCAGGGACGTGAGGAGCGGCCTGGGGCAACGCGCGCTGGGCAAGCACTCGGCCTTGCTGCCGCAGTGGCTGTCCCCGCTGCTGCACCTTTGCGTGGTGCAACGACGGCTGCTCGAGGTATTCGCGCAGTGGGCAGCAGGCTCACCAACCCGCTTGGAAACCTGGGGATGGGCGCCGGCAGTGCGGTTGGTCGCAGCGTCGCGGGGCAGGCTGCTCGTCAGGGTGGCCTACTGGGTGCGCGCAGTGGACTTGAGGGAGGGCTGGCCGGTCTCGGAACCGCAACCGGCGAGAGTTTTGGTGAGCAGTATCTGGAGGGCGCCGAGATGGGCGCGTACTCTGCTTTGTTCGGTGGGCTACTCGGTGGTGCCGCTGGGCGCAGCGCGGCCCTTCGAGCCGCACGGGGCGAGGCTGTCACGGAACTTGAGCGGGTTGTTACCCGAGAACATCACCGCCAAAACCGCGTCGCTGCTGCTGAGCTCCGCGCAATGGGCGCAAGCCCTGGGGAAATACGCGAGCTTCAGAGCGCGTTACGTTCGGCGGACGCTGAAGCCATCATGCCTGGGCATAACCGCCTGGTCTACACGGCAGGCCTTCTTCGTGATGCGGACGTTTTTGAACACTCGGGGCGAACTGTTGCTTCTTTGAGGAGGCGCTTGCGTGAGTTGGCGCAGGGCGCGGGGCGCAGGGCCGACGAGGAAGTCCAGGCTCTTGACGCGGCGCAGAGGAGCGCGCTGGACCAGGGTGCGGCAGACTTGGTTGGTGCCAACCCGCAGTCGCGCGCTTACTGGCAACGTGTTTACGATGACTACTCTGCTGCTGGGGTGTCCAACTCTGCCCGTGATGCGTACTCTAATCTCGCTCAAGACTTTGCGAGCGTAAACCAGGGCGGCGATGTCGTCTCAAACATTGGCAACTACAGAGATCTGCGTGCCATGATGACGCGTCTCGGTGACCAGTCAGACTTTCTCAACTCAAGCCCGAGCGACACTGCTCGCGCAGCCCGACACTTGTGGGGGGCTCTGCGGACTCGCGAGGCCGATTTGCTTCAGAGCGCGCTGGGCCGCGATGTTGGGACCGAGATCAACGCGCTTCGCGCGCAGCAGGGTGCGTTCCTCACGTCCCAAAGGTTTGGCATATCGCAGCCGGCCAGTGTTGTTTCTCAGCTTAACCAAAACCGGTTTACTCTACTGGGTCTCGGGGGGAGTACAATGGCTGCCGTCGCTGGGCAGACGGGGCTTCTGGCTGGCGCTGCTCTGCTCACTTACGGCAACCACCTTTTCGGGCAGCGCCTCGCTGCATGGGGGCACCGGGGCGCGGCTGGCGTTGGGCGCCGAATGGAGGGACTCTCGCGAGAGGCGCGTGACGCGTTTCAGGAGCTCGCCACAAACCATCCGCGCATGTTCGGTCTGATGGCCCGCCAACTGGAGCAGGAGCCCGAGACGCCGGGTGAGAGGCTCGAGCAAAATATCCAGGCTGCTCAGCAGGGTGTAACTTGGCTAGCTACGTTGCGTGAGACGGATCCCGCGTTAGCCGACACGTTCGAGGCCGCAGCCCGAGCTCAGCTCGCAATGGAACACGAGGGCGGGCTTGTGTCTGACGAGGAGTTCGATCGCTACATAAGGACCGGGGAGACCCCCGACCAGTCCGAGGGCCAGCAGGAGCTCGGTGACCAACCAGCGGGCAACATATCCAATGAAGAGTTTGATAGACTGATGGAGGGCTACTAGCCCCGGAAACAGCGTAAGGGAATACAATGAGCATGATCGACGAACTCAGTATGATTCAGGCGCCAAGCGACAACCGGGTTGCCCCGAGCGCTGGGCAGTTGCTTGCCAACACGGGCACCACCGAGGCTCACAACGCTACGGCCCTGCGCGTCGGAGCAATGGCTACGTTGCAGGCAGGCTCTGAGGCTATCCGCATCAGCTTCCGTACCGCTGCGGGTGGGGCGGCGCAGGTTGCGCTTACCTCCATGAGACTTGCCGCCGGCACTTCTATTAGTTGGCTCTGCACGCCATACGACAAGCATGTGTACGTGGAGGCCGCCGACGCAGCCTCCGCCTACGAAGCTTGGGTATGGTCGAGCAGCTTCGGCGGAGAGAAGTAGGATGCCGAGGCGCCAGTGGGGCAGCTCTGGCTGGGGCTTCGCACTGCGACCGGGTACGTCTGGGCAGGCAATCAGCCCACCGCCGCCTGGGGGTGGACCTGCGCCGACGTTTGACCCGTCCACGATCAGCGGCATGGTGTACTGGTTTGACCCGTCTGACGCGAGCACGGTGACCCTCTCCGGCGGGGACATCAATGTCATTCAGGACAAGGGCGGCAACTGGGCACTGTACGCGGGAGGGGTCGCCTCGCGCATGCCGACCGTCGAGACGATCAACGGCCTGAACGCCGCCCGATACCACGTCTGGCCGGACGCCGACTATCTCCGGCTTTGCGATGCTGGGCTCACCGCCTACCAGACCTACAACGCTGTATACGGCGGGAGCCAAAGCTGGACCCAATTCGTCGTGATTCAAGTGGTGGGAGCGGGGGGCGTTAGCGGAAACACGTGGCAAAATGCCGGGGTCATGGATGAGGGGGGCTACAATGGATTTTATGTCAAGGGTGGCACCCCGCAGTATTACCGCTGTTATTATTACGCGAACTCCAGCGTCCCCGTGACTCAATATGACACATACGTCGAGTTCACGGAGGCGGCTGGACCAGGCGTTGCGATGCAGCTCATGATGAAGTTCACAGACCCTGGATTTCCCAACGTGGGCACGCTGTACGCCAGCCGCGACGGCGGCGCGTATTCTTCCCAAACCGGCGGTGTCCTTTATCGGGACATCTATAATATAAACCAGGGCGTCGGCTACGGTTTCGGGTCCAGCTCGTATCTGGACGGCAAGGTGGGTGAGACGCTTGCCTACGACCGCGAGCTGACGGCGGGAGAGGTAACGTCCGTAACAGACTACCTAAAGACGAAGTGGGGACTGCCATGAGCTGGACAGGATATGCGGCCTTTGTTGATATTGGCGACTTCGATGCGTGGCATGCGTCAGTAAAGAGCGCGCTGGGCTATCCCATTCAAAACGTCAACTCCAGAACAGGCGAGCCCGTGCCTGGCGTGCTAACCACAGAGTATACGGAGCCCATCACGCATCCTTCTGACAGCCGTGTTATCTGCACCTTCTCACCCGCCTCCCAATACTCTGGCGCGACCATTACGCCACAGGAGGCGCTTGCTCAGGGCTTCTTCCCGGACCCACCACCGCCTGGATGATAGATGCCTCTCGACCTAGACGACGACTGCTCGACTATCAGGACGGACCCATTCCGCGCGCTGACCTTCAAGATCTTGGCAGCCGGGGCGGTCCCCCTCATTGGCGCAGCGATCGCCATCTATGTACAAAGCTCTCTGCACGCAGCAGAGATTGACCGCATCCAGGTGGACGTAGCGGAGCACGCCGCTGCACCAGTACACCAGGAGGCCGAGCGCGGGCTAGCGGAACTGCGCGGCGAGATAGCGGGACTGCGAGCCGACCTTCAGGCAAACGAGAGAGTGAACCAAGCGAAGCTCGAAAGCATCGCGGAACGACTTGGGCGCATTGAAAGCAGTGTGACCCGAAGGAGGAGGACCAATGGAGATTAGTTGGCAAGGAGTCGTAGTAGCAGTGGCAGGGTTTGGGGCCGCTGCGGGCGTGTACATATGGGGAGGCGACGGTGGGGACACGATCGCCACTGCCATCGTCACGGGAATCCTGGGACTACTCATCCCTCACCCGGTGAGGCGTACCGCCAAAGAAGAAGCGGAAGAGGAATGAGAACGGCCCTGTTCCTGCTCATCCTCCCGCTGCTCATCCTGGGGTGTCAACCACCGCAGGCCGCGCAGACGGCACTTACCACCTGTGCCCATGCGCTGGTGGCTGTCGATGACGTTGTGGCCCCCGCCTACGCATCTGACCATGCCGGTGCGCTGGAGGATTCAGAGACTCAGGAGGAGTACGACGCTGCGATGCAGACGTGGAACAGTGTCGAGGAGGGTATGCGTGTCACGAGACAGGCCCTCCTTAGCGCCCAGGACGCCCTCAATGCCTGGCAAGCGTCTGCAACCGAGGCGACGTTCCGCGCATCCCTTCCGGCGCTCTTAGGGGCTCTGAGGGGATTGCTGGACCTTCTCATGGTAGCCCAGGTAGATGTACCAACCGAGCTTCACGAGGCTCTTGGCCTGGTGACAGCGTTTCTGGAGGTGGAAGATGGCTGATGGATGGGGAATCGTAGAGGGGATTCTGAAGGTGGCGTCTGCTTTGGTGGGCGCTATTCGACGTGGCGACCAGGAGACTGTGGACAGGGTGCTGCCGGATGAGCTGAAGATCTCTCTCCAGCGCGCCATCGCAGAAGCTGAAGCCGCTGAAAAGTTTGGGGACACTAAGCCCCGAGACACCGATGCGGTTTAGGTATGGCGACAAAGGCGAGGATGTGCAGCGAATGCAGCAGACTCTTGTCGATTGGGGGTATGAGTTGCGATACGGGGCGGATGGTCACCTTGGCGATGAGACCTGGCTGGCTTTGCAGACGTTCTCTCGCGCTGAACTCAACGCCTGGGCACCGGAGGTTCCAGAAGGAACTGTCTCCGCTCTCCTTCAAGACGTACCGGTTCCTGCGCCTGACCCTGGACCGGTGCCGGACCCAGAGTCGGTTGTCGAAGTAATCGACCTGCGCTCTGAGCAGTCAGACCCGGCGCCCAAGAGCAAGGTCTCCGGCGGTCGCACGGTGCTGCGGGCGCCCCGCAACGTGACCGGCATCGTTCTGCATCAGACAGCCACCAACTACGGGGTGAGCGAGCACCAGGTCAGGGCCGCCGGAGGAGACGCGGACCTCGCCCTACAGCGCAGGGCTCTCAATGTGGCTTGCCACGCGATGGCCTTCCGCAAAGGGTGGGTGGTTCTTGCCAACGACCTTCGAGCTTACAGCTACCATGCCAACTCGCTGTGCGCTGTGGGGCTAGGTTTGGAGGTCGAGGGATCTTACCCCGGACTCCTCAATGCCCCGACAGCCACCACCTGGGGAGGAGGCCCCACCGAGCTGACGCAGGAGACAATCGAGGCTGCAAGAGAGGGCATCCGCACCCTTACGGAGAAGGGGCGCGCTATGGGTATGCCAATTGAATACCTGTGGGCTCATCGTCAATCGGCTGGGCGCAGCCGCAGGTCAGACCCAGGAGAAGGACTGTGGCGCGCCGTGGTGCTTGACTATGCCGTGCCCGTGCTCGGTCTCAAGACACAGCCCAGGAGGACCTTCGGCGACGGGCTGCCCATCCCTCTAGAGTGGGACCCCGACGGCAAGGGCAGCTACTGATGCCCGTTCGTGTTGCCAAGAGCGGGGACAAGTTCCGCGTAGTGGAAGCAGACACTGGCGCAGTAGCGACCAACGCAGCCGGAACCGCCGTGGATGGTGGAGGCCACACCTCCAAAGGCAAGGCGTCTGCTCAGGCGAGAGCAGTGAACGCCAGCCTGGAGGGAAAGAAGCGCGGCTTGGACCGAATCAGAAACTCCGCCAGAAGCGGTTCCTAGGGCGGAAGTTGCACCGGATGGAAGTCCAGTCAGACGGCGCCCCATCTTGCACTGAGCCGAAGTGATTCGCTCCAGGGCATGGGTTCTCTGTCTCCCCCCGGCTCCACTCCTGAACGAACGCCTTCACCCTCTGCCACTTGGGGAGCAGGCTTTCCCACGGCCATGCCCGAGGCATTCCCCTGGGCCGCTCGTCCCCGTCGAGGTTGGTGACCCAAGGGCGGCGCCCCACGCGCAGAGGCGCGCTGTACTGCCACACCAACCGAGCGAAGCTCATGTACCTGCCAGCCACACGCATCTGGTGGAAGCGGCGAGAGTATACCCACGCGATCGCAGCGCACTCTCCGGTATCCGCAGAGTCAAACCCAGCCTCGGCCACACACGATCGAGCAAGGTTCAGGGCCGCAGTGTCAGTCCATTCATCAGTTGGGATCGGCGGCTGCGCCAGAGCCATCGATGGAGCCAAAGACAAGATCAAAATCATCCGCACCATTGACAACTCCCGTGTTCAGTTCCGCCATAGTTTTCTCAGGTGGATGTAACGTAATAGCATCCTGCTCGATAAGCGGCCAGATATCGTCAGCAAAACAGCGCGCGAGCTCCCGGAGCCCACGGTGCATGATGCGGGTGCCCGCCTCGACGTAGTCGTCGTCGAGCCACACCACCTGACAGCGGTGTGGGAACCTCTTCTCTGACACAATGAGGGGGTGCTTTGTGTCGTGATGCCCCGAGGCGGCACGAACAAAGGCGGCCTGAACGTGGTACTTGAAGTCCTCCACGCTGTACTTGAAGCGACTCAGATTTTCGCACGTCTTCAGGTCTGGGGCGCACCGAGTCTTCTCGCACCACCAGTCGGGGCGCGCTTGAATGCCGGGGAGCCCCTCGTACTTCTCTCGGAACACCACCTGCTCCTCCGATCGCTCGATAAGCGACCACGCGCTGGGATGTTTGCGGATGTTGTCGATCCCGTAGGTGAAGAACGAGCGGTCAGCAGGGCTGACGATGAGCTTCCCGCTGTTCTCCTCCTTGAACGCAATGCCAGCCTTCGTGTTCAGCTTGAGACCGTCAGGGACGAACGCGAGCTCTACCCGCCCGCAGAGCGCGTCTTCAAAATCAGACCCGCGCCTCATGGACGGGGTTTGCTTCATCTTGTAGACGCGGTCCACATACAGGAGCTTGTACGCGTAGTACCCCTGCGTGATCGCCGTCTTGAACTTGGAAGAGCTGACGTCGTCCCGAGCGTGGTACTCCTCCATCGTGTCCGTCTCGACTCTCATATGCCAGCAAGCTCGTTGACGAAGTCGTCGTCGAAATCGGCGTCGGAAATACCTTCAGGCTTGGGCTCATGCACTCTCTGCTCCTCCATCCAGTTCAAGTAGATGTTGACGTAGTGCGCCCCGTCTTTGCCGGTGGTGATTATGTTATCCAAAACGAACGCAGCCAGACCGTTCCCGCCGTCCGCTGCGTCGATGACGCGGTCGAGCACCTCGCGTGAAACCGGCAAGATGCCCGCGAGGTCCTTATCTATCCGAAGACCGGGCCTCGTCTCACCGTCGTTTATCCAAGCCGCGCCCAGCGTCTGCACCTGGCCCGTCTCCTTGTTCTTTGCAGTCATCCTAATGTCTGGCCTGCGCGCCTTCCCTCTATTCTCAAAAGACATCAAACACCACCTCTGGCTCTTCGCCGTTGATTTGACTGGGAGCAGCATGGAGGTTCCCGTGACTGCGCCAGTCATCCATTGATGCCCTGGTCACCCAGAGCTTTACTTCCTTTGGCCCCGCACCCCACCGTGAGACGCAGCGAACAATCCGCTTCAGCAACTCCATCTTCATTTCGCCGGGAAGCTCGCGCACGCGAGGCCCTCGGTCGAATGCCCAGTGCGCCACCGCTCCCAGGGTTCTCATCTGCGCTAGCTCGTCAATGAGCGTCGCGGCTTCCTCGACCTGGCCTGGGGAGCGCGAGTCCTCGGGCGTCGGCTCTTGGTATCCATCGCCGTCACCCTCCTCAAAAGGGACACCCTTCATCTCGGCCACAGACTCAACCTCGGTCTCGTCCATCAGGCCACCGAGACCAGTCATCGAAAGAGTGACGCGCCTCTTCGCCTTGGTCACCGCCTTGAGAATCGCGTTGCCCCTGTTCTCACCGACGAGCCCCTTTATCTGGGCGAAGCCCACGTCGCTGTCGCTGCGCCCACGCTTGTCAGTCGCCACTACGGTGACAAGCCACAGGCCACCGTCCTCGCGCTGGTCAGTGATCTCAATCGAGATGCCGTGGATGTTGCGGAGCTGCTCGGCACAACTCTTGTTCGCGTACAACCTGAGCTGCCCACTGAGCTTCAGATAGCGGAATGGCTGAAGCATTGGCTGTAGCCCCGTCGCCTCGCACAGCCTCACATAGTATTCGTTTCGCTGCCGAGCAGACAGTCTGCTTAGGTCACCTTCGGCCAGGATCGAACTGATGGCGTCCGCCTTTATGGTCTGCGTAATCTCGCTCACGTCATCCTCCCGCCCGCCGCTTCGTACAGCCGGCTCATCAAGTGATCGATCATATCGTCCGCCTGTGTCACTGGGCGGCGCTTGTCGGCCACCCACCGCTCACAGCAGGCAATGAGGAGTAAAATCTCCGGTCTTGAGAGCGTCATATGTCTTCCCTTCTCGGTGCGCCTTTGCAATCGTGCTCACCACATGGTCGGCCTGCCCCAGGCGGAGACTTCTTTTGCTCCGCTCGAGCCGACCGATTAGATCGTTCAGTACCCGTACCACGCTAATCTGCTCAAGTCTAGACATTTTCATTGTACTCTGATCGCCATTGGGTTAGATAGATGGGAGGAGGAAAGCTATGACGTTAAGTTCAGAAGAGTGGAGAACCCTGATTGCTGCGCGGATAAGGGATGCTCGCCGCGATTCCGGGTTCAGTCAAAATACACTAGCGGTCGCTTTGGGTCTACACCCGATGACCGTTTCAAAGTGGGAGCGGTGCCTGGTGACCCCGTCGATCGAATCTTTCGTGGACGTGGAGCGCGTGCTCGGGGTTCGGAAAGAGTGGCTGCTAACCGGCGAGGGGAGCATGAAGAAAGGGGACGGCAATGAAACAACTCAGCTTGCTGGATGAGCCGGAGCCGGGGCTGGCGGTATCGCTTGAGTACTGCTCTCCGTCACTGCACTCAGCGAGACAGGCGGTCAAGGCAGGACGAGAGAGGGGCGTCGTGTGCCCCTGCTGCGACCAACTGGTCAAGGTATACAAGCGCCGCATCAATCTCCAGATGGCGAGAGCTGCTCTCTGGATGTCAAGGACACCCCCAGGACAGTTTGTGGACATGACCAAAGCTCCAGCCAGCATTGTCCGCAACCGAGAGTACAGCCGGCTGGCCCTCTGGGAGCTCGCCGAGGCTGAGCGCGGGAGAAACCACGCAGGGGCAAAGAAGGGCCGGTGGCGCCTGACAAAGGGTGGGCGCCTGTTCGTGGACAACGTGCTTCGCGTGCCCGAGTACATCCTGGTGCTCAACGGGAAGGTCATCGATGTTTCACGGGAAACAACGCACATAGGTCGCGTCAAAGGGTTTCACTTCATGGAGACCTGGGATGTCTAAGCCGCGCTACGCCAAGCTCATGGGGGACGCATGGCGCAACCCCAAGCTCGCGTGCCTGGGTAACCAGGCGTTCAGACTCTACATCAACTGCATCTCGTACTGCGCCGACAACCTAACCGATGGCGTTGTCCCAGCCCACGTCATGCCCGCGCTTGTGCCGGGAGCTGTGCCGACGGCACTGCCGGTGGAAGAGCTAGCGGTAAAGCACGGGCTACTGCTAGAGGTCGATGGAGGGTATCAAGTGTGCAACTTTCTGGAGCATAACGTGTCCCGCAAGGACATTGAAAAGCATAGCCAGATGCAGCGAGAGAAAGCCAACAAGCGCTGGAAAGATAAGGAGAAAAAGGAAGAGAAGCCCAAGGTCCCACCTGCCAAGTATGCCGACGGCAATGCCGCCGGCAATGCCAAGTATAAGTATAAGAACAACCATAAGAATAATTCATCACATGTATGGGTGGTGAAGATTATCAGCGAGATGTATAACGGCATCTTCGGTACTGACTGGTTCGGCTACGCGCAGTACCATACGGAGCTGATGCAGTTTGCTGAATGGGCTGGGCAGCACGCCGACCCATCGTCCGCAGTGCGGATGGCATGCGAGGGGTGGTCAAAGGACCCCTATGTAATCAAACAAAACTACGGCCCTCTGCCTCTCTTGTGGAGGAAGGCGCCGCAGTACTACCTCGCCGGGGTTGGCGGGGATGAGGCGTCGAAGAAGGCGAAGCTCGAAGAGCTATCGCGCCAAGAGGACCGAGCGTACAAGGAGGGAAACAGTGCAGAAAGCAAGCGACTACAGGAAGCTATCGCCAGGCTTCAATCGGGCTGAGGCTATTGCCGCGCTGGTACAGCCGGGCGGCGACAAGAAGAAGAATCTCATCGCCAGGGTGCGGTTCGCCATAGGCATGATGGAGACGCTGAGTGACTTCACCAGGATGCGAAGCCCGTCATGGCCTGCCATGATTCGCAATGAGCAGGAGGTGCGCGATGCCTTCGACCCTCCGAAGGACGACATGAAGAAGCGGGTGCGTGGGTACTGGGGTCGGCATCGGCTCGATGTTACTCGATGCGAAGGGGAGAACGAGGGCAGGCTGGGCACCTTGTGCTGGGCTCGCGATATCTTCATTGCGACCGGGGACGGGGCCAGCGTGTCTCTGCTCGCCACTCTCGATCGTCACCTTCGGGCCGAGTTCAACGTGGCTCCATCAGAGATACCCTCCGACATGCTGGAGCGGGTGAAGTGGTGTCGAGCTAAGACGCGCGACTACTCGGCCCTGCCTCGTGGACTGAGGACGTTGTGAGCGGTCGTGGCAGTCGCATCAAGGGTGCGGTCGGCGAGCGCAAGACGGCGCACGAGCTCAACGACCGGTGCCCCATGGAAGTCAAGCGAGGGATTGGTCAGACGCGAGCCGGCGACGAGGTGCCCGACGTGGATGGCATCGACTGTCTCTGGGTGGAGGTGAAGACGCAGAAGCGCGGCAACCCTCGGGCTGCGCTGAAGCAGGCGCAGGAGGCGTCGGCCTCTCACCCTGGACGGATCCCCATCGCCGTCATCAGGGACACGCGCAAGGAACCATTCATGGTGATGGGGTGGGCAGACTTCCTCGACCTCTGGCAAGAGTATTGGGAGGTCAAGAACCTATAGGATACGCAGCGTGTTCCTGAACGGTAGGCTCTCGTCGCCAACCATGCACTCCTCAATCTTTCGTGTGTGAATAGCCACGAGTTCCCCGTCGTGGGGGAACCGCTTGCCACGGTCGGCGAGCTTCGCCATGAGGGAACCCGTCATCGTCTGCCTGGAGTAAAGCTCGTACCCCCTCTCGAGCAGCGACGAGATCCTCGCGCCGTCCTCCGCGCCGACGTAACGCACGCGCACGCGGTCATGTCCCTTACGCTTGTGCCGGTACTCAAGCTTCACCCCGACACCACGGTTGCCACCTTCGCTACGCGCCGGCCTCTTGCGTAAGGTGTAGTAGGGCTGCGGCTTGATACCGAGGCCCCGGTACTTCTTGGTGGAGTGACGGTCGGAGAAGGTGGGGTTGCATCTCTCGTGCAGCGACACCGTAGTGGCGAGCAGGCCTGTGTACACCCTGGCAGCAGCGTGAGGCCCAGCAAAGAATCCACACTCTCCCATCACTTGGGCATCATACGCCGCAGCCACGCCAAGAATGCCATCGCAAGATTGCTGCCAAAGCTCGTGAGCAAGCCCAGCCTTCCGCGAGTACACGATGCCGCAGAGGAAGTGCTTGCGAGGGCCAAAGCTGGCGTACTTGGAAGGGCTCTCGAACAAAATAACAACGGTGTCGAGACCAGGGTCAGGCAGGGGCGCGTCAACTATCACGTCAACGTCAGCGGCAGGCTCCTTGCCAGCCTCATGCGTGAAGACATCTGAGCCCGCGAGCTCCGCTAGTTCCCAGAGCCTGCGCGGGTTGGTCACCGAGAACACGGTAGCCTGGCGAAGGTCAACGCCTCGCAGCCTGTACTCATCCCAGACAGCGAAAGAGGCGACCAAGTATCTGCACCATTTACTTGCTGCGGTTTTCATTGTGCCTCCGAATGATTCTCCTGGCGATGTTCCGCGCGTGCTGGTAGCTAAGCGCGCGGAACGGAACGCGCTCATCGCCAACGCGAACGTAGCACTCACGCGTCCACCGCCCTGACTTGCCCACCCAGATAGACGCAGTCCTGTCGCCGTTCGCTACCCAAGTAAAGCCGGCGGGGTCGTCGCGGTCGGCTAGATGTGACACGAAGCACACCGCTATAGCGAGCCCCGCGATGATGGAGACCAGGACTTTCATCAGTTGTCCCCCATCCAGATGAGGTAGGTGTCGTCACCCACCACCGGCAACACGTCGAGTGCTGCCTCTTCGGCTTGCATCCAGGCCACCGCCAGGTACTCACTTGGCTCACCGACGACGTGGTCAAGACCACGGTCTGAGTTAGCGCACCGCTCGTGATGAAAGAACACGACGTAGGGGTGACCGAATGGAGCCAGCGAACCAGCAGCAACGCTCAACGCGTGCTGGTTCAATGCCTCCGAGTTGTCTGAGTTGACTAGTGCGAGCATGTGGCCCTCAGAATAGCTTCCTCGTGGTAGTCCGTATCGTCGAAGTCATCGACCTCAACGTCACGGTCACGGCACTCCTCAAGCACTTGCTGCTCGAGCTTCTCAAGGATGGCCGGCGCAATCAACTCCAAGATGTTGTCACCACCAATGCGGACATCCCTCGGACACTGCGATGGCTGCGGCGACACCAGCCTAACATCATAGATGATAAGCTCCTCTGGTTGGGCAGGCTGGAAGCGAGTCGCCAACTCGTGCTCGGTGTACTCGTACTCAACCTCAAACTCGAATCCGTCTTGTTCAACTTTCATTATCTTCCCTCTCTTCTATAGACGCGCAAGCGTCATGGTTTCTGACAAGTCTCATTGCTTCCCTGATGTATGTACCAATCACCTGTGACACCTGGGGCACCACTGCGTTGCCTAGTCCTCGCAGTCGGTCCATCCGATGGGGAACCCCATCATCCACTCCACGAACCGTGGGGCCAGCGGACCAGGCATGTGACGAGCAACCACCGTAGCCAGGCCGTCCCCCGCCTTGGCGCTCAGTCGCGCCTTGTTGTAGTTGCCCTTCACCGTAGGCGTGGGGAGCCGGCCCGCCTTCGCCAAGGTCCAGAGCGAGGGTGTGCCCGCGCTCGGACGCGTCGAGTTGATACCGTTCTGAGAGGTGCCGTATCTTGACGCGGTCGGGGTGGGCAACGATGAAGACCCGCCGACGCTGATGCGGCGCCCCCACCTCAGCGGCTGCAAGCCGTAGTGGCACCGACTCGTAGTGCAGTTCTGCAAGCTGCCGCCGCACAGTGGGCACCCACTTGCGCCATCCGTGGTGGACGTTTTCGATGACGACCCACGACGGTCGCTTGACTTCGATGATTCGCTTGTACTCATACCACAGTCCACTCTTCTCTCCTGACAACCCCGCGCGCTTGCCGGCGGGGCTTAGGTTCTGGCAGGGGAACCCGCCACATATGATGTCCGCGTCCGGCGGACGGAGCCCCACTACATCCTCGAAGCAGGGCACGTTAGGCCAGTGCTTAGCCAGCACACGCCGTGCGTATGGCGAGCTCTCGCACTGCCACACAGTGTGGCCTAGACCCGCGCGTTCGAGACCCATCTCTAGGCCACCGATGCCACTGAATAGGCTACCTATCCTCACGACTCGTCCTCCGTCGAGGGCGCTACCAGCTTGACAGAATCCAACAGAGCCCCCGCGCTCTCGAATCTCCACCCGCATGGGCACACCACCTCACGACTCGACCAGTCGGGCAGCCGGATGATTTCCTTGCATCCCTGGCACACCCAAGCGCCCGCCCCCTGCCCAAGGCACAGGCGCGCGGTCCTGCCGCATGGGCACGTCACATCCGCCACGGTGCCCGCAACAGGCTCTATGCTGGTAGGGTTTTGGTACTCCTCACTCATGACTTGCCCTCCGCTGTGAACCCCACAAGGTTACCATCCTCGTCTAATATTTCCCCGTCCCCGCCAACGCGCCGCGCCGGCTGTCGTCTCTTTGACTTGAACTGTCGCCAGATGAACTGGTCGAGACCAGCGCACACAGCTTGGCGTATGTCATTGAGGTTACCCACGGTGACATCGCCGCATAGGATATCATCGTTGGTAGTTGCCGAATCGTACTCTCCGAAGATGACATCCTCCCAGAAGTCTGGCTCCGCCAGGCGCGCGAATGCGTGCGCCCTCCACTCGACCGGATGCCACACCCGGACAGCATGCCGCGAGTTGACAAACATCGCCCAGTAGTGGTCACCCGGCACCGGCTCCAGGTCGAGGAAGCCGACCCCAACAGCGCTGTGTGGTGAGCGGTGCGCTATCCTGATGACCGCTGCCACCTGGTGTGGCTCGTATGCTTCGCCGTCTGCTAGGCACACCCAGACGCCGCCGTCTGGCTTGTCTCTGCGTACCTCTGAGAATCGGTCGAGTGCTCTGCTTTGCTCGGGTGTCATCTTTCCCCCTTTGGTATTCCAGTGTCTACGATTGCCGCCTCGGCTGGCTTGAACGTGACGCACCACTCGGCGCAGCACTCATCACATGTATAGGTGTAGGTGTACACGTCGCAAATAACATGCTTGCCCTCGACCTCGTCCAAGACCTCGTCGCACCGGGAAGTGTCGTGTGATTTGCACACCGGGCAGATGGATGGGCGCATCCACCACTTAGGCTTGACAAGGATACTCATCGGTTTACCTCGTCCACAGATACCTCGACGCGTAGGCTGGGCGAGGTCTCATCGATGCACGCGCGGTACTGCACTGCGCTTAGGTACTGCGCCGCCCGCTCTTTCTTGAACAGCTCGCGACCATTCACGCGTCTGATAGTGACCGCTCCGCTTGGCGCATGGAACACCATGCCGCGACCCTCGGCGAAGAACACCTTGACCCTGTCCTTCAGTCGGCGCACCTCGTCCGCGAGTTCTTTCTGTGCCTGGTAGAGCACAATCAGACGCTCAGTTACCTGTGTGACTACGGGGTCATGCTTGAACCCCGGCGCATGCTGCGCTGCTGCTGCTTGCTTCTTACTCATTGTCTTCCCCCCACCACTCAGATGACACTGGCGACCCAGTCCAAAAACCCAGCGGGCCGCCGCCGCCAAACAGGCTGCCGCCATCATTGCCTTCGTCGTCACAGCTAGCGTAAACATATCCGCCGCTGCTAAGTTCAATTACTATTGGCCTCTGTGACCAGCCCATTGCCGCCGCGTCTTCCTCACTTAGATAGCTGACGCGTACAATACGCATTCCCACCAAGTGACCAGCAGCCACGGCCAGCGGGCTCTTCCGCTTGTCTTTGCTCATTGTCTTCCCTTCGGTTAGATGTTCCTCACCGCGTCAAGCGCGAGCACCATGGTCTCGTATGACTTCGCGTAGGATGCGCCCGAGCCCATTGATGTGTGAATCTCAACCCTGCCCATGGCGCGTGCTGTCCGCACCACTGCGCCTCTCTTTCGCCACACGCATCCACGCACCCTCTTGGTGTCCTTGTAGATGGTCACGTTGTACGCCAGCACAAAGCTACGCGTGCCTTTCTTGACTTCGCGGCTGAAGTAGTAGACGCGTATGCGCCCAGCGGCAGTGCGCATATCCTCGACGGATACCGTGTCGCCGTTTATCTTTCGGCGGTCAAACTTTCTACTCATCGTCTTCCCTCCCCTCGGGTGCCACTAGGTCAAGAGACTCCAGCAGAAACCGCAGATTCTCGTACGCGACGCGCGCGTCTTCCGGTGTAATGCGACCGCTCTCCAAGAGAGGCGCAAGCCTATCGGCAAACTCTTTCAATCGTTCATACTTGGTCATATCTTCCCTTTCATGCGTATCTGGTTTGGTTCCCTACCCTGTAGAGACCTTGCCCTTCGCAATCGACCACGAATCCGCTGTCATCATGGCGCGCCTTGCCCTTAGCTTTCAGCCCGACCACACACCCAGGCTCATCAGTAAATCTGATGTCACTCGTGTCTCCGTCTAGGACTTTGTATCCCTGCCATGTATCAGGTAAGTCTTTGCGGAACACGACGGCCACGTTCCATCCATGGGCGAGCGCCTCTAAGGCGCGCTCGTGGTTGTCTTCCGCGTAACTAAATGTGATGTGGTAGTTCGGCAACTCATCTACGCGTGGTCGTTCAGACGGGGTCCACTTGGTGTAATCGTAGAACTGCAACTCTGGAAAGCGCGCGAATATTGACGCGTACCAGGTACCATCTGCACCATGAAACCCGATGTTCTCCCAGCGGATATCGCTTGTTCCGTTTAGCCTGACAGCAGGTATCAAGTCACGTCGTCTCGTGTTCCGCTGAAACGCTCGCAACTCTTTCTCTAGTTGCAGCATGTAGCGCGAGCGGTCTCGGAAATATGCTTCGGTCTTTCGTATGCGTGCCACTTGCGTGCATGTCATGCCGCCTCGTCCAGCAGTATTCAGGCATACCTTGACGCATCCAGCACTGGCCTTAGGGCACACGTTCCGACCGGACAAGGTGTGTGGTGCCAGATAGGTAATGAACGTCGATACGCCATACTTCAGACCCTTTACAGTCTTGGCGGACCTATCGATATTCCCCAACGTCGTGGGCCAATCGTGCTTGTCCAGGATGTCGCGAGCTCTCGCTTTGCGCGCAGCTCTGCTCTCGAGCTTTATCAGCATCGTCATTGTCTTCCCTTTCTGTGGTTGATTCTCCGATTGGACTGCGTGACCTATGCCGCGTCAGTCCTACTGACAATCATCCTATAGTGTATCGAGTGCTATCCTTACGAGCCAATCAGTGGCCCACGTCAACGCCTCACGGTGTGTCATGTCTCCCTTCTTACGCTTGACCCAAGTCTGATATGGGCTGTCCGTTGACTGGATGCGTACGGTCCAAGGCTTGTCAGCAAAACGCTCATCCTGCGTGAGGACAACGTCCTTCTCCACGTCTGAGCATCCGTCGTCGTCGCCGAGCTGCCCGGATGAACCGAGCCACGCTATCTCGTAGCTGTTCTTCGCCGTCTGACGCCACTCAAGTGACGTAAGCACATGCATCTTCTTCATGTCTTCCCTTTCTAGAGTCCAAACTCACGTCGAGCATCAGCTATCATGACGCGCATCTCTTCTTCGTGAGCATCAATGGCATACGCCAAAGCATCTTCGTCTGTGTTCATCATCGCGCCGCATCGGTAACCGTGCTTGCCTAGTCGGTAGAGCGAACGCCCTTGTCCGATGTCGGCGACACCATACTTGCCGCACTCCGATACATTCTCGCATTGTCCCTTAGAGGGAACCTTTTCTTCGTCCATGTGTCTTCCCCTTCTAGAAATCGTTCCTCGTCTCAAAGCACAGAGTGCTCCATCGTTCGTTAATTACCTGGCACTTGTACCAGCCGCCCTTAGTGGCGAGAGCGTAGGCTAATGCGTAGGGCAAGCCCGTCCGCTCGACGTAAACGCTGCTGTAGGCGCTACTCCAGTATCGTATCCTGTACATTTGATTCTCCCGATTGGACCATGCGACATGTCGCCGCATAGCCCTACGGACTATCAAACTCCTCTCGTTAGTAGTTCAGCCAGTCGAGCACTTTCTGTGCATCGTAGACCGCTTGGTCGCCGACCTCGTCAAGGAAGTCGGACCAGTCTCCATCGTGGACGACCTCGACCTCGTGTCGAGCCCGTTCCTTGGTTATGACCACGCCCTCAGCGCTTTCGTAGTACGTCACTTGCAACAACTCCCGTTCAGAGACGCTATGGCTAGTGTCGTACCTCGGGTATCGCCGACCTTGCGACAGTACTCAAGCACGGCGACAGCTCGCTTGCGCTCTTCAGGAGTGACGGCGCATCTTAGGATGCAGAAGCACTCGCGGTGGGCATTCTCGGTGCCCGATGTGGTGTGTGGCATGGTGCCTCCGATGTGGTGTGAGTGACTCCCGATGTGTGAGAGTTGATTGAGTGACATTGCAGCACTCGTGCCAAGTATGATTGCACACGGCTTAGGCCGTAGTAGTGTAGGAAACCCGCACGCGAGGAGAGCTCGGGTAAGTGACCGTAATGACAGGGGTTATTGGGGGTTGATAAGCGTGCCTGTTCTGTGGTAGTTTCGAGGGTGCTGAGGGGGGGATTTGGCCGGCCCGCCTCCCTCCCCCGGAGTGAACTCTTGTTCACGGGAAGCAGGGGGCAATCGGCGGTAAGTGACCGGAAATGCTGGAGGAAGTTGCATCTCGAGCAGCGTTCACAGTCGGTGTAACCCTCGGTTCACGAACCAGCCTGGTTTGGGGGTGTGAACTGGTGGCTACACCACACCGATAGTGTGAACTGTGGTTTACGATGGGGGGTCTCGCGTGCTTGTGTGAACTAGCGTTTACTCGAGCGTCGATGTGTGAACCAGCGTTCACAGCAGGGGTCTCGACGGAGAGCTTGATGGCACCCACCCCCCACCACCCCGGAGCCCGGTCCCCCTTTTTATTGGCCCCCCTCGTTCATGAGGTCCTCAAACGGGTAAGCACTGCTCGCTAATAGACCGGCGTACAGTTACATGATACTACATGACTATGTCTGACGTGCCTTGGACCGACCCTAAGTTTGATTTAACTGAAGAGAACCGTGTGAAGTTGGAGCGTGCTCTTCAGCGTGCCCACAGGCGAGCTCCTGGCCGTTCTCAAGCTGACCTACACGAGCATGGTACGGTGAGCGAGGGCGTTGAGTACGGACGCCCTGTGCCTCCTACTGCTCGAGAGGACTGGCATGCCCAACAGCGTGAGCAGGCTTTGGCTGAGCAGGCGGGGCATGACCAGGAACTCGGGCGCACGGGAGAGTTCGACAGCACGGGGGTGGTGACTCAGCCATCGGGATTCGGCATGGCCCCCGATAGACCCAACCGGGTTCGCTCGGAGTGGCACGAGCAGCAGCGACAGCGGGCGTTGGTCAACCAGGGTGTGGGCGACCAGGCTCCCGGCAACTCCCAATCAATCCTCCACAGCGTCGAGGAGCAGCACAGGCGTCCCGTTCCCCGCGACGCCTGGCACGAGAATCAGCGCCGTCTTGCGGAGGCCGAGGCTGAAACACTCGCTGAGCAGGAGGCACTGCGCCGAATGGCGGAGGGCGGCAGGTGAATGGAGGTCGTCTATATGCTTTTAACTGAGACGCTGGCCGACCAGTTGATCTCTCTCGTTCGGAGAGGGAACTTCCTTCAGGTGGCCTGTAGAGCATGTGGAATACCGCCATCAACACTGCATAAGTGGCTAGAAAGGGGTCACCAGGGCGATGAACCATACAGAGGTCTCGCCACACGACTGAATGCAGCCCAGGCAGAGGCCGAAATAGACCTCGTAGAGAGCCTGAATAAGGCCGCCGCGCGAGACTGGAAAGCGGCGGCATGGAAGCTGGAAAGAAAATACCCCGACAGGTACGGGCCTAGACTAGAGGCTCGCATAGAATCACAGGTGACAGATGAGCGAGTCGCAACACTCACAGCCGCACAAGCCAGAAATAGACTCAAGCTCCTCCAAGGAGGGCCGAGGGCGACCTTCGAGACGGAGGGGAGGGAAACCGTCCCGGAGCCGGGAACCTCTTGAGCACGTCTACGGCTTCCACCTTCGTCGTGAGCCTGGGGGCTATTCTGTTTACTACACCAAGGCGCCTTTGGTAGAGGTAGAGCGTCACAGTATTCGTACAGACAGGCCGGACGCTATGTGGCTTGTCGTGGACAAACTGGTTAGAGAGCTGGAGAGGATGGGATCAGGCCATGGCTACAAGTAAGAAAACCACCAAGAAAAAGGCACCGGCAAAGAAGGCCGAGCCGAAGAAGGCCGAGCCGAAGAAAGCCGCGCCCAAAGCACCGGCCATTCTCGCAATGCCTGACTACTCCGGGATGGCGAGGCACATCATCTGTGAGCAGGGGTGGTCAAACTCCCCCGCGCCGGATGCCGTTGCAACGCTGTCTAACTACCTGTCAGCCGCGTACCGACACGGCGAACTTGCTGGTCGCGGCAACGGGTGACCTGGCCGATTGTGGCCCTGGTGATAGGTGTGCTCGCCATCGCAGCGGCGAGAGACATACTCGTGCGCTCACAAAAGGCATTGGCCCAGACGGAGACGGACGAGCGCGTCGAGGCCATTGAGAAGCGTCTGGCGCAAATCACCGCCGACATCTCTAACATTGATGCCTCCGTTCGGGACCAAAACACACGGCTCACGCTTTCCCGGCGGCGGAGTGGCTGATGTCCATCTCGGAGGAGGAACAACTCAAGGCCCACCTGTGGGAGCTCGGAGACCTTTCCTACCTTCTGCATGAGGGACAAGAGTTCATCAGGGATAAGTTCTACGAGAGCAGCGGGAGACGCTTCATCGTCAACTGCTCCAGGCGCTACGGTAAAAGCTACCTGGCCTGCGTCATTGCGCTAGAGCACGCACTTAGGCACCCCGCCTCGCAGATACGGATCGCAGCACCCACAGCCAAGATGGTTCGCGGCATCATTGAGCCGCACATGAGGAATCTGCTCCTTGACGCGCCGCGCACCGTAAAACCAAAACACCTCAAGAACGTGGGCAACTGGACGTTCCCCAACAGCTCACAGATACACGTCGCTGGCTGCGACGCTGGCAACGCAGAGCGACACCGTGGAACAGAGATGCACCTCGGCATTATCGAAGAGGCTGGCTTCGTCGATGACCTGGAGTACGTCTGCCAAGACATCTTTCTCCCGCAAACCATCACTACGGATGGACGCATCGTCATGCTGTCTACACCACCGCGCACACCGGCACACCCGTTTGTCATGTACTGCTCCAACGCAGAGGCGACAGGTAACTACGTCCACAAAACAATCTACGATGCTCCACACATCAACGACCGGCAGAGGGAAGAATACTGCACCGAGTCGGGTGGTGAGCACTCCACAACGTGGCGCCGCGAGTACATGGCGGAGTTCGTCGTGGATGAAAGCCGCGCGATTGTACCCGAGTTCAGTGATAATGAGAAGAATATTGTGGGTACTGTGGACAGGCCGGACCATTTTGAGTTTTACACGGCTGCTGACCTGGGTTTCCGAGATTTGACCTTTGTTGTCTTTGCTTACTACCACTTCCCTAACGACATGATGGTCATCGAGGATGAGCTCGTGCTCGAGCGCGCCAACAGTGGGATTATCGCGTCTGAAATAAAGAAGAAAGAGGCTGCGCTGTACGGGGATCAAGAGCCGTCAATGAGAGTGGTGGATGCAGACCGAATCGTGCTCGCCGACCTGTCCAGCATTCACAAGATGAGGCTCACGCCGGCCCGCCGCGACGACCGCGATGCGGCCATTAACGCGCTTAGACTGGCGATCACGTCTAAGAAGTTGCTGATTCACCCTCGATGCACGGCTCTCAGGGCGCATTTGCGCCACGGAGTGTGGAATAAGGCCCGGACCACCTTCGCGCGGAGTGGCGAGTTTGGGCATTTCGACGGCGTTGCGGCGGCGTGTTACTTGCTTAGGCACGCCATGCGGGGCAAGAATCCTTTCCCAATACGCGCACCAGGTGTAACGGGTGACAACCATTTCGTTCCCAAGAGGGCGGCGAACGGCGACAGTAACGCAGAGGTAATTGAGATCTTCAAGCCTCGGCACAGGAAGACGTGGAGACGATAATGCCTATCAGTGGACGTGTACCGGGCAACAAAGAGTACTGGGCTGCGAAGCCTAAAGACGAGTTCGCAAGCGAACTCACCGACGCAATCATGCGCTACTACAGTCAGATGGACGCCACCGGGCGCACCGACGTGTGGCGGAGATCCGTCCGCACCTACTATGGCCTCGACGCCGAAGGGAGCTGGCGCAACTCAAGCGCCATTACCTACGGAGGTGAACAGGGTGAACTCGTCATGCTGCGCGTCAATCACTACAGAAACCTCATCCAGCACATGCTGACGATGACTACCGCAAGCAGGCCGTCGTTCTCCGCGCGAGCTATGAACGATGACCAGAGGTCGCTAGTGCAGGCGCGCGTCGCCGAGGGTCTCATCGACTACTACCTGGACGAGTACGACCTAGAAGATGAGTCGGTTCGCGCTGTCGAGTACGCGCTCGTTTTCGGAGAAGGCTGGCTTGCACTCACCTGGGACACCGAAAAAGGGGACCAGTACGGTGTCGAAGAAGTGCAAGTGATCGGCGACGACGGCATGGAAGTCTACGACGAGATGGGCGAGCCCGTCATGCGTGAGCGCATTGTATACAGCGGAGATATCTCTAGCTATGTGAGCGGCCCCATGGACGTAGTGCGTGACATCGCACGTCGCGACCAAGACCATGACTGGCTGTGTCAGCGGATGATGGTCAACCGATACGACCTCATGGAGCGTTACCCCAAGCACGCCGAAGACATCGAGAACCTTCAAGCGAAACCCGCAGACACCGAGTCGGTCCTCTTCGACTACATCAACAGCTACGCAACGACCACGAGCAGTGACATCATTCCCGTCTACTACTTCTATCATAAGGTGACCGATGCCCTGCCGGAGGGGAGATTTGCTATCCTTGCCGGAGATAGCCTGCTCCACGACGGCCCAATGCCGTACAGCAATATCCCCATCTACCCCCTCGTTCCTTCGATGCAGTTCAACACAAGCTCGGGCTACTCAGGAAACTGGGACTTGCTCGCGCTCTCCCAGGCCATGGACAGCCTAATGACGACTGCCATGACAAACCATGAGGCGTTTGGTGTGCAGAACGTGCTCGTGCCTTACGGCTCTGACATCGAGGTCAACGACTTGTCCGGTGGGCTGCGAATGGTACAGTTCAACGCAGCAGCCGGGGAACCGAAACCGCTGGAACTGCTGAGCATCAGCCAGCACACCTACAAGCTGATGGACTCCATCACGGGAATGATGGAGACGCTAAGTGGCGTAAACTCGGTCGCTCGAGGCAACCCCGAGAAGAACTTGGAGTCTGGTGCTGCGTTGGCCTTGGTTCACTCAATGGCGATCCAGTACAACAATGGTTTGCAGCGCGCCTACGGGCGCATGATGGAGAAGACCGTCACCGGGCTCATTCGCATGCTGCAAAGGTACGCATCTACCCCGAGGCTTGCGGAGGTGCTCGGGGCAAACGAGCGCCCCAATCTCATGGAGTTTACGGGCGACGACATCGCGGCAGTGCGAAGGATAAAGGTTGACCTTTCTAGCCCACTGCTCCGCACCGCCGCTGGGCGCGTTCAGTTGGCCGATCGCCTCCTTGAGCGACAAGCCATCACCGCACAGCAGTACATGGACGTTGTCGCGACCGGGAGACTGAGCCCGATCTTGGATGGTCCACGCGCCGAGCTCTCCCTCATCAAGAGTGAAAACGAGATCCTTAACTCAGGCGGCGAGGTCCGCGCCACACCACTCGATAACCACCGCCTTCACATACAAGAGCACAAGGTCATCCTCGCTGACCCGGCAACGAGATTCAACGACGAGCTCATGCGTGTCATCCTGGGACACATCAAGGAACACGTTGAGATGGCGCAAGAACATCCGGCAATGATGGTACTCACCGGACAGGAGCCCCTCCCTGGCGGGCCACCTCCTGGGCCACCGGAGGGAGGGATGCCACCGGGCGCTGAGCCAGGGATGGGAGAGCCGGGAGAGGTTCCAGGCATGGAGGGTGGACGAGCCCTGGGTGAGAGCCCGGAACTGCCGCAGATGCCACAAAACCCGCTCAATGGCGGGCGATATAACCCACAGGGAGGAATGGCATGACAGAGGGAGCAGAAGCACCAAGCGAAGGCGTGGTAACCGAGGCCGCGCCAGTAGACGCGGGGGTCACCGAGGGGGGCGGCGAGCCAGACCTCATGCAGGGACCGATAGACCTCAGCCAGATGGGAGAGCGACTGGTCGAGGTGACCGTGGACGGCGAAACAGTCACAATGCCGCTCTCGGAGGTGGTCGCCAACACACAGCGCGCCAAGGCATCGCATAAGCGGTTCATTGAAGCGTCGCAGGCCAGAAAAGACGTAGAGCGCAAAGAGCAGGACGTTAATAGGTTCATTGAGGAACTGCGAGGCGAGAACCCCGAAGAACTCCTGAGAACCCTAGGCATCGACACGCAGGCCATGGTGCAGCGTGAATACAAAAAGCTCATCAAGTGGGAGTCCATGACTCCCGAAGAGCAGATGCAGGCTGAAATACAGAATGAGCGCAGCAAGCTCAAGAGGGAAAAAGACGACTGGAGCCGCCAACAGATGACGGCAAAAGAGAAGCGACAGGCGGCCCAAGTCGAGGCCCAAGCCTCCCACTACCAAGAAAAGTACACACGGGACTTCACCGAAGCCCTGGGAACGGTAGGCATACCCGCCGAGAGCTCAGCCTACCCGCAGATGCTTCAGTATATGGCCCAGGTGGCGTCCGAAGCACTTGATGCTGGAGTCGAGCTGAAGCCAGCAGATCTCGCACACATGGTCAAGGAAGAGTACAACGGCATCATCAAAGGATTCCTCGGGAACATGAAACCCGAGAACCTGCACAGCTTTCTAGGGGAAGATGTAGGGAAGAAGTTTCGCCAGTACGACATCGACCGCGTGAAGGGGAAGCTGAGCGCGCGTGAAGGCAACCCGCAGCCATCAAGGCGCCGCCCGAAGAAGCAGGACAAGAAGGCGTACAACATGGACGAGATGCGCGCGTTGTTTAAGTCGAGACGCATGAAGGGTTGACTTTTGTTGGCTTTTTAGTTCAACATGTGCATGTCGGAGTTCTAGACCCGCAAGCGTTACTGCTACCCGAATGGATGCGAAGGCGTGTGACGGCATCGATGAGGTCCCGAAAACCTAATCATTTTCAGGAGTTATCATGGCTACAGCAGTTACAACCTCGCAATTGGACGGCTTTTTCAAGCGCGTCTACGGCGACGATTTAGAGGCGCTCGTTCCCGAGTTCGCCATCGTCGCAAAGAAGATTCCCTTTCAGAAGGCAGATAAGATTGGGGATAGCTTCCGCTTTCCCTGCAAGCTGACTCGTTCCCAGGGTTACACCTGGAACGGTACGGCGGCGGGCGCCGGTTCGGCGTTTGCGCTCAACGAGCCCATTAGCCTTGTCACTCGCGAAGCGAACGTGACCGGCTCGGAGTTCGTTCTTCGTGAGCGTTTGAGCTACGGCGTTGTCTCCCGCTCCGGCGGCAAGGAGGAGTCTTTCGGCCCCGCCTTGGACGAGGTTGTGCTCGACATGACGGAGTCGGCGGCTTTCCAGCGTGAGATGGCTCTTTTGTACGGTGGTTCAAACACCGGCATTGGCGCGTTCCTTGGCGCTGGCTGGGCTCCTGCTCCTCCTGCGAGCGGCGTCATTACCCTTAGCGCTCATTCTTGGGCGGGTGGTCTTTGGGCTCAGATGGAGGGCGCGGAGATCGACATCTACGAGGATCCGGGCGGTATCGGCGTAGCAACGGGTCTCGTGAATACAAATGGCGCAGTGACGATCACGGCGATTGATCCCGACACGCGGCAGGTCTCGATTACCTGTAATGTTGTGGCGGACCTTGCTTTGATCACTGCGGCGGTTGGGGCGGCTGAATGTTTCATCTACCCGCGTGGGGCTTACGGCCTGGTTGGTCCTGGTGCTGTCCCGACGGGCGGTAACTGGTTCAACGGTCTTGATGCTATCATCAGCAACGCTGGCACCTTGTTTGGGATCAACGCTGCGACCTACAACCTGTGGCGCGGCAACGTCTACAACAACGGTGGCTTTCCGCTGAGTGCGGCGGGTCTTCAGCAGGCGATGAGTCGGGCTGCGGTTCGTGGGTTGATGGAGGACGTTACCGTCCTTGTCAGCACCTACACCTGGACTGACCTTCTGAACACCACGCTTGGTAACAACCGTTACTACAATGACAAGAACCCCGACAGTGAGTTCACGTCCGGCAGCAAGAGCATCAAGTTCTTCGGCGTCAACGGTGTGATGGAGATCGTTCCTCACCCGATGGTAAAGGCTGGGGACACTTTCATCGTTCCGATGAAGCGTTGCTTGCGTATTGGTTCGACGGACATCACGTTCCGTTTGCCTGATGCTGGTCCCGATCGATTCGTTCGTCAGTTGTCGGACGCAGCAGGTTTCGAGATTCGGAACTATTTCGACCAGGGCTTGATTGTCACTCACCCGGCTCGGTGTGTGAAGATCACGAACATCGTCCCGACTTCTGGTCCGTAGTTTAGAGCGTTGGGGCGTCGCGTTTTCAGTCTTCCCTGTACGCGGCGCCCTGGCGGTCTTTTTATTGATTGGAGGCTCTGGTGGATAAAGCGAAATCACATGCCCTTAAGCGCCTGGTAAAGGCGGCTCGGCGAGCTCGTTTGCGCGATCACGCCGACGAGGAGAACGGGCCTCCTGGCCTCACCATCATTCTTGGAATGGGTCGCCCCGAGGGCGAGCTTGAGGATGACATGGACCTCGCCGAGGACGCAGAAGACGTAGTAGAGGACGAAGAAGACGAAGAAGACGAGGACGAATAAATGCCGTACCGCTCCGACGACCTAGTAAGCGCCGTTCGGATGCGGTGTCAGTTGCCTACGGCAGCTAACGACGGCAAGTTTACGGACTTGAATATTCTTGAGCTAGCTTATGAAGAGCTACTCACCTACGTCTTACCTGAAATTCGCAAGGCGCGCGGGAACTACTACGTCCGGTCTCTGGACCACGCAGTAGCTTCCGGCGTCAGCGACTATAGCATTCCGTCTCGCGCGCAGGGTGCATCGCTCCGCGATGTGACGTACATCGACCCCAACGGCAACGGCTGGAGCATCCCCGAGATACCTCTTGAGGACTCGGACTACTACAAGTCGAGCGGGTCTGCGTGGTGGAGCACTGCTTACGCTTACACCATCGAGGGCAACAAGGTGCGTCTTCGCCCCGAGCCTACTCGGGAGGGTACGCTCAGGCTAAGGTACTACGAGCGTCCCGGTCGCCTGGTGCCTGTGTCGGAGGCGATGAAGGTGGCCGGCTTCGGGCCGAACCCCAACCAAGTTCAGGGCGATGTCCCGGCATCGTGGACGAACGCCAACATCTTTGATTCGCTTTCCGCCGACCCCACATTCGACACGTTCGGCATGGACGCGACTGCCGCAGTCGTGACTGCTGGCGTGGGGGGGTCGATTGACTTCACGGACCCCTACCCATCCGAGCTTGCGGTCGGCGATTACATCGCCCTGGCCACCGAATCGCCAGTCGTTCAGCTCACGGTTGAGCTTCAGCCAGTGCTGACGAGCGCGACTGTTGTTCGTGTGCTTGAGGCTCTTGGAGACTTACAGGGAGTGGGCGTGGCTCAGGCGAAGATGGAGCGGCAGATGAGTCAGGCCGTAGCTCACATCCAGCCCCGCAACGACGGGGAGCAGCCTCGCATCATCAACCGGCGCGGCCCGCTGAGGTTTAGCAGGCGGTGGCAGTAGATGGCACAAGAGCTGACACTGCTTCCGGCGGGCTGGATACCAGACCCAAACCCGCACTCCGCAGCGCCTCCCGGTGCGGCGACTGTCGCTGACAATGTAGTCATCGAGCGACGGGGCATCGTTCAGCCTCGGCCTGGATTTCCCATCTCGGCATCGTGGACGGTTGGCGGAGTGGGGACGTACATCATCCCGTTTGAGGGTGACGAGTACATGTGGGAAACGGTCGGCCTTATCTACGGTTGCGTTTTCCTAATTCGGGTAAGCGACGGATCATCGGTTTACAAGCACTCCAGCACCGGGGCGGGCAATAACCTGTCTGTGTCGGTGGGCTCTTCGGCTAGCGCCGAGACGCGTGGCAACCTTTACTTCACCACGTCAGATGGCCTTCGCCGCATCGAGAACCCGGCAGGCGTCGGCGGTATCGAGGCAGATCTTTCGGGCGTTCCCGCCGGGCTTACGCCGCTCACCACACTGAAGGCCGCTCCGGGCCATTGGTTCAAGGTTGACTCGCAGGTTGCGTACCGGGTGGTGTTCCAGAAGACGATTGGCGGCATACCGATGTACGGCGCTCCATCTGGGCACACGACCGTAACAAACCCTGCGCTGGGGGCTGTTGGCGTGGTTGAGCTGGATATCCCCATTCCTCTGTCTACCACCGGGGCAAGGGGTGGGCTGGGGGTCATAGCCGGGGACCGCATGTTGGTTTATAGGACCACGTCTACGGACGCCGCGACGACGCCTCCCGGCGACGAGATGCAGCTTATGGCCGACGTTGAGGTGACCGGCGCTGACATTGCGGCTGGTCGCAGGGTGGTAGTCGATTACATCGAGAACCTCAACTTGGGTGCCTTTCTATACACGAACAGCACTATAGACGGCATCCTTCAGGAGAACTCGCGTCCCCCCGTATCGTCGGAGGTCGTGAGTTACGCGAGCAGTCTTTACTTTGGAAACTGTGCGGTCAACGCCCAGCAGACGATTGACATCGTCGAGCCCTCAACCATGTCGTCGGTGGTCCTGACCAGCGCCGAGTTGACGGCGGCTTCAGCGACGATTGTGAACTTTGGGGCGGTTTCTGAAGATCACGTTGGGATGTTCTTGGGTGCTGTGCAGGACGCTGGAGTGGGTGCGTACAGCGGCGACCCTCTCAACGGCGGAACGTACCTCG